TTATGGCATCAACTTATTCAACAGATTTATCATTAGAGTTAGTCACAACCGGTGAAAAAGCTGGTCTATGGGGCGCAATCACAAATACAAATTTACAACTATTACAAACAGCAGCATCAGGTTATGTAGAAGTAACTTTAAGTTCAGGTACAACTACATTAAGTTTGGCCGACGGATCGTCGAGCGCGAATGGTAAAAACCTTTACATTAAAGTAACAGGAACTTTATCTGGTAATGCTAGTTTAGCTATGCCTGCATCAACAACAGGTGGTAATGCGAACAGAGTATTTTTTGTAGAGGATGCAACAACTAGAGGCGGAGCTGGTGATAGTTATACAGTAACTTTACTTACAACGGGTCAAAGTGCATCTACTCAAGTCCCTCTTCCAGAAGGCGCAACAGCTTTAGTTTATTCTAGAGGTAGTGTACCAGCAACAACATTAGGAATGCTTGACAAGGGATTTACAACAGTAACGGCTGCTAGTAAAACTGCATACACGGCAGTTCCTGGAGATCAAATTGGTGTAGACACTGTAGCTAATATTGTAACAATTACTTTACCTGCAGGTTCTGTTGGGGATGAAATAGTTATTATGGACGTATCGGCATCAAATGGTTTTGCAACAAACAAATGTGTTGTAGCACCAGATGGTTCAGAAAATATTCAAGGTGCAAACTCTTCAATAGACCTAACTACTAATAATCAATCAGTCACATTATTTTATACTGGGGCAAGTAAAGGCTGGCAGTTAAAAACTAATACAGCATAGGAGTAATAATGCTTACGAAGATTAAGTTTGCTCCCGGAATAGATAAACAAGACACTGCCGTTGGGGCAGAAGGTCGTTGGGTTGATTCAGATAATGTTAGATTTAGATATGGACTACCAGAAAAAGTTGGTGGTTGGCAATCATTACTTACAGATTCTTTAGTAGGTGTAGCTAGAAAACAACACGCATTCGTTGACCAAGATGGTAATAGATATGTTGCAATTGGCACAGATAAATTTCTAATTGTATATTTTGAAGGTCAATTTTTTGATGTAACTCCTTTAGCAACTACTATTTCAGCAGCTACTTTTACTTTTAATGGCACAACTACTATTACCATTACAACATCAGCAGCACATAATTTAGAAGACGGTGATATTGTTTTATTAGATAGTGTAACTTTACCTGGTGGTACAGGATTAAGTGCATCAGATTTTGAAGATAAACTATTTCAAGTTATTTCTACACCAACAGCAAACACTTTTACTATAACTTTTACAAGTGCAGGTTCTACAGCGTCTGGTGGTAGCGTAGATATAAAACCTTATGAACGAGTGGGTCCAGCTGCACAAACCTATGGTTATGGTTTTGGTATTAGTCAATATGGTGGTACAGTTCAAGGTGCACAAACTACAACTTTAAATGGTGCACTTCTTGCAGATACAAATGGTACAGGTGGATCGGGGACCGCGGTTACAGTTGTAAGCACAACAGGGTTTCCATCTTCTGGAACTATCGCAATCGCTAACGAATTAATTACATACACATCAACAAATGCTACACAATTTTTAGGTATTACTAGAGGTGCTAAAGGTACAGCAACTACAGGTACATCAAATGGTCAAGCTCACTCAACAGCAGCAACAGTTACAAATGCTACAGAATTTTCAGGATGGGGAGATGCAGTTGATGCAGGAACTATAACACTTGAACCGGGACTTTGGTCGTTAAGTAATTTTGGTGATGTATTAGTTGCAACGATTGCCAATGGTAAAACTTTTACTTGGGATTCTTCTATTGCAGCAAGATTATCCACACGTGCCTCTACAACTACATCAGGATTTGAAACTACAAATAATCCAACAGCTACTAGAGTTACACTTATTTCACCAACAACACGTCACTTAATTCATTTTGGAACTGAAACAACTATTGGATCACCTTCTACACAAGACGATATGTTTATAAGATTTTCTGAAGATGAAAATATAAATGCATATACACCAGAAGCAACTAACACAGCCGGTACACAAAGAATACAAGATGGTACTAAAATTGTAGGAGCTTTGGTTGCAAAAGAAAACATTCTAGTATGGACTGATAATGCATTGTACACAATGAAATTTGTAGGTGCTCCATTTACATTTGGCTTTGAACAAGTGGGTACAAACTGTGGATTGATTGGTAAAAATGCAGCAATTGAGATTGATGGTGTTGCATATTGGATGGGTAATAATGGTTTCTTCTCGTTTGATGGTACCGTAAATACTTTACCTTGTTCTGTTGAGGATTATGTTTACGATGATGTAGATACAACTAAAGGTCAACAAGTTTGTGCAGGCATTAATAACCTATTTACTGAAGTAACTTGGTGGTATCCAACATCAGGATCAGATTTTAATAATAGATATGTAGTTTATAACTATGGTCAAAGTAATGGACAGCTACCAATGGGTAACTGGTACACAGGAACTAACACTAATTCTATAAGAACAACTTGGATAGATTCATTAGTATATCCAAAACCATACGCTACAGCATATGACAGTTCAGCCACAGGTTCTTTTCCTGCAATCATAGGTGAATCGGGTTTAGGTAGAAGTGTATTGTTTGAACACGAGTCGGGGACCGATCAAGTAAATCCAGACGGCAGTGTAACTACCTTAACATCTTTTATACAATCATTCAGTTTTTCATTACAGCCTGACCAAGCAGAAGTATTTTTAGCATTAAGAAGATTTTTACCTAATTTTAAAGTGTTAACAGGTAATAACCAAATTACATTATCTATAAAAGATTTTCCTTCACAAGATGATATAGAAACTGCATTGAGTCCTTTTACAATTGATGCATCAACTTTAAAAGTTGACACTAGAGCTAGAGGTAGGTATGCAAATATAAAAATAGAAAACACTGGTGTAGGTGAATCGTGGAGATTTGGTACATTTCAAGTTGATATACAACCAGATGGAAGGAGAGGATAATGACAAAAATAGTAGTAAGATTACCAGAACCTAAAAAAGAATATAGTGAAGATAACCAAAGACAAATTAACAGAGCGTTAACTACAATTATAGAACAGTTAAACTCTACATTTTTAACACAATTAAAGGAGCAAGCAGAAAGATTTACTTGGTTCAAATCAGGAGGCAATGGTAGTACATAATGGCAAATATTTATAAAAACGCACAATTTGATTTAACAACAACTGATGTCACAGACATTTATACTGTTCCATCTAACTCAAGAGCTATTGTACAAAATATTCACACAGCGAATGTAGGTGCAGCTAACACTGAAATAAAAGCTTTTATATATGATGATTCTGCATCAACATCGTATCAGTTTGCAGAACACACAGTAAACTCTGGAGATTCAAAATCTATATCTGATGGATCCATCGTATTAGAAGAAAATGATAAATTACAATTACAAGCAGGTTCCGGAAACATATTTGAAGGAACTTGTGCAATACTAGAAATCAACAGGGAGGACAGATAATGCCGTTTGTAGAAACAGAAGCTTCTGTTAGGTATGAAACAATTAATGGTAAAAGAGTACCAGTAATTACACCTAAGACAGAAGTTACACTAACTAATACAGAAACAGGTCAAGAATATATGTCAGATGCGGAAGCTTTAGCAGACGTACAAAATGCTAATACAGCTACCAAAGCAGAACACATAAGAAGAGACGTAAATGTGACTGTAGAGGAAATAAAAATAGGTGCTGACTTTAATATCAGCGATTGACGAATGGTTAAAAACCTAGTAAATTGTAATACACTCGCCTATTTACAAGCTTTGCGCACTTGCTTTAACATTAATAATATAAGGAAAAATTATGGCTTGGTACGATAAATACATACCTAAAGAAATAAAAAAACCAGTTGATAAATTTTTAGATTTTGGAACAGATACTTTTAAAAAAACAGGAAGAGCAGTAAGAAAACTTACACCAAGAGAATTAAGACCAGCTTTACCTTTTTTAGCATCCGCAGTACCTTTTATGTTACCAGGATCAGGTTTATTTGCTTCTCCTTTATATAGAGGAATTGCATCTGCTCTGGCTAATGCAACTTCACAAGAAGCTTTAGATCCCGAAGGAGATATTAATTATTTATCTACAGCACTATCTGGTCTAACGGGAGCTGGTACAGCTCCAGGTGCAAGCGAAGGTATAAGGGGATTAAAATTTACAGGTGACAACCCAGTTACAAAAGAAGGAATTCTTTCTCAAATGCAAAATGCTCCCATTGGAGCTGATAGTATTTTAGATGCATCTAATGTAGGTATGGGTAAAAGATTAGCTAATTTAGGTTTAGAAGGTGCAGCACAAGTTACAGATTTTTTAGGTGGATCTCAAGATACATTTTCTAAAATTGGTGACAGACCTGAACTTGCGTTTACAAAAGAAGGTGCTAAAGAATTAGGTAAAGCTTTATCAGTTCCTGCAGCACAAGGTTCAGGTGATTTAGCTTATGCTTTTGCAAGCAAAGCAATGAGAGACTTTGAAGAAGCTGAACTAGAAGAATTAAGACAAGCAGGTTTAAGTGAAACAGAAATGATGTTAGCTAGAAGAGATGCTATTACTTCATCTATGTTAGCAGCAGCATTTGATCAAGATGAAATTGATGAAACATTAGACCAATTAGGATTATTAAACTTTGCAAATGGAGGAATTGCTAGCTTAAAAAATGGAGGTATACCAGACAATGAGTTTATGGAACTTGTATCAAAGTTAAGAGAAGACGGTTTTAGTCAAGAAGAAGCAATTGAAGAAGCTATAAGACAACTTTCAGAAAATATGGCTCAAGGTGGAATCATTGGACTTAAAGAAGGTGGTATGTTAGACTTCGGTGGTAGAGAAATGGATTTAAGAGCTGGTGGGTTTGTACCTATTGGTAAAAAAGAAAGAGCAGATGATGTACCTGCAAGACTTTCTAAAAACGAATTTGTAATGACAGCGGATGCGGTCAGAGCAGCAGGTGGTGGCAGTGTTAATAAGGGAGCGCAACGTATGTATGATATAATGAACAGATTAGAGGCAAGGGCATAATGGCTATTGAACAAACACAGATATTACCAGCACCGGTACTAGAAGGTGCGCTTACAGCTTTTACAAAAAAATTAGAACCTTTAATTGGACAACAGATTGACACTTCTAAATACGCACCACAAGTAGCGGCACAGACAGCACTACAAACAGGAGCGTCACAAGCAGCACAAGGTTTAGGTTCTTTAGTTGGACCACAAGCTTACCAACAATTTATGTCTCCATACCAACAAGAGGTAATGGATACAACTTTATCAGAATTTGATAGACAACAAACTATTAGTCAACAAGGTTTAAGAGATCAAGCTATTGCAGCTGGAGCTTATGGTGGTGGTAGAGAAGGTGTTCAAAGAGCACAGTTTATGAATCAAGGTGCATTAAACAGAGCAAACTTACAAGCACAATTATTAAATCAAGGATTTCAACAAGCACAACAAGCAGCAGGAATAGATCTTGCAGCAAGACAAGGTCTTGGAACTTATCAACAACAGATGGGTCAAGCAGATCAAGCATTTGCACAAGCAGGATTAGACGCAAACTTACTTGCACAAAGAGAAGCTTTATATGAACCATTTACAAGATTAGGTTTAGTTGGACAACAACTAGCAGCAATTAACCCTGGTGCTTTTGGTTCAACAACAGTAGGTTATCAATCAAGCGCAGCACCAGCAAGTCCAATGTCTAGCTTCCTAGGAGGCGCAGCAGGAGCTGGCGGTGTATTAGGTAAGTTAGGAATATTTGGCTAATGAGTAGAATTTTAAGAAGACCAATGTTTAGAGGTGGCCGTGTCGATGGACGCGGAACGGGGATAACGTCTGGTTTAGGTTATGAAAAAGGTGGTAGAGTTGGTTACAAAGATGCAGGCGCAGTAACTGGTGGAGATATAATCGCTAGGTTAAGTAATTTTTTTACTAAACCTGCATTAAATCCTGATGGAACACCAATAACATTACCCCAAAGAAATATTGTAGATGATGCGGCATTTTTAATTGGACCAGGTAAGTTTTTAAAAGCAGGTGGTGCTGGTTTAAATATCCTTCGACAAGCTGGTAAGTACGCATTAAAAAATGATGATCCTTTTAGAGTTGGTAAAGAAGTAGTTGAACAAGTTCCATTTTTAAGTAATCAATATTTTAAACAAGTAGCTAGACCTTATTTAAGTGGTATGAAAGAAACATTAAGTGGAGCTGGTGGTAAATTAAAAGACTATGGAATTATAGGTGCATTAGGTTTAGGTGGTGGTGGTTATGGTCTTAAAAAAGGTTACGATGCTCTTATGGGTGACGAAGATCCAGATCTTAAAACAGAAGAACAAAAATTAAAAGAGCTAGAGGAAAAACAAAAAGAAGAAGAAGCTTTAGCTAAATTATTAACTGATCTTGCTAGTGCAGAAAAAGATAAAGCAAAAGATGCAATAGGTGGTGAGGAAGATATAGAAATTAACAAAGAAAAATATGCTAAATTATTAGGTGGTGACAAAGCTAGAGGTAAAGACGTTACAGATATGTTGTTAAGTTTTGCAGGTAAAGCATTAAAACCTGAAGCAGATGTTAAAACTGCATTTGGTGAGTTCTTTGAAGAAGAAGCTAAACGACCAAGCAGAGGACAAAAAATAGATGATGCTGCTGCAACTCTTGCAATCAATGAATACATTGCAGGTAAAAAATCAAAAGCAGAATTAGATAGATTTTTTGCTCAAGCAGATTACAAATCATCTTTAACAAGTAGAAGAGGTAAAAAGAATATAGCTTTAAATATAGCGGATGCTAGCAAATCTAATTCTGGATACAAAGCAATAGATTTAGGATTAAGAATATCTTTCCCTGAAGCAGGTAGACCAAACAAAATGGATGCAAGTGAAGGTCAAACTGTAGATAAAGTTCCATTGACTGTAGATAATGTGGGTCAAATCTTTATAGAAGATGAAGCTCCTTACAGTGCGGTTATGATAACAATACAAGATGGTCAGTTAATTAGAGATCCTCTTAATTAAGGAGACTAAATGGTAACTTTACCAGAAATTAATACTAAAAGTAAAAAAGAAGATTACGGATTATTTACATCTGTTGCTGCAGGATTAGGTTCAGGTGTATTTAAAATATTTGAAGGTGCAGCTACACTAGGTGCAACTCTTTTAGATTTAGGTGTAGATAAAAATAGAGCAGAAGCAGTCGAAGCATACTTTGATGAAATTAATCCTTTTGATGAAGCAGCAGAGGCAACAGCCGCTGGTAAAATTACAGAACTAATTGTTAACATTGGTGTACCAGGGGGTCTTGCATTTAAAGTAGGATCAGGTTTAACCAAAGCAACTTTACAAGCAAAAAAAACTGGTAAGTATTTAAGTAGAAATGAAAAATTAAAAAGATATGGCAAAGGTGCATTAGCAGGTGGTATAGCAGAAGGAGCTTTTGTTGGTGATGTAGAAGACGCTGGTACCTTTGGGGATTTTTTAGGTGGTCCTACAGAAATAGATAGAGAATCTAATACACCACAAGCAGAATTATTAAACAGATTAAAGTTTGGTGTTGAAGGTGGATTGTTTACAGTAGGTATAGGAGCAGGTGCAAGAGGTATATCCAAATTAAGAAATCAAACTGGATCAGGTAAAGCAATTACAGATCCTGTATCAAAGTGGATTGATAAATGGATATCAAAACCATTGAGAGCTAGAGGACCTGCAGCACAAGAAGGCTTTGAAGCAGAAAAAGCATATCAAGGATTATTAGGTAGAGATACCAACATAGCTGAAAATGCTATGATTAAGATAGATAACATTACAAACAAGATTCTTAAAAACTTTAAACGATCTGGTAACAAAGTAGATGACGCAAAAAGAAAAGAACTATTAAAAAAGATGAATGACATCTTAACCGATGGCAACAATTTAAATCCTACAATCGATGACGCTGGTAAAGTTACATTAAGATCTATTGATGAAGATAAAATTACAGAATTTTCTAACGATTTAATTAATAATTACAAAGCAGATCCTAAAGATGTAGCAGAGCTTGTAGAAAACTTTAACGATATGCGTGGAACGTGGTCAGAACTATTTACATTAATGGGTTCAAGACTAACACCATCAGCATTAGAGGACTTTCAAAAAGTAATACCAAAACAAATTAATGACGTATTAGATAGAGGTTATGAAGTATTTAAAAATAATCCTATGTCTGTTGCAGATAACTATGGACCAAGTAGCAAAGTAATTAATAAAGCAGTTGAAGAGTTTCAAGAAGAAGCTGCTAAAAAAGGAATTAAACTTTCCGATGATGTTGCAAAAAATATGGTTAATGAAGTATGGGCCAATGCTAAATTACCTAGAGGGGTAATGATGAATGAAGGAACTAAATCAGGTGTGGTAAGATTAGGTTCTGTTCCTAATTTCTTTTTAAAATCAGAAGCAGATAATTTGTTATCTAGAAAAGGTGATTTTGTAAAAACATCTGGTGGTAAAAATTTGTCAGACCTAACTGGTGTAGGACAAGATGTTATTAAAAGATTGTTAGGTAAGGCAGAAAACCCTATGTCTACTATTGTTGAAGGCACCAACGCTTTATCAATACAAGTAAGATTAAATCAATACCTAGATGATCTTGTTAAACAATCTAATATTTTAAAAAAAAATTGGGACGAATGGGATCGTGGTGGTAGAGTTGGACCAGAACCTAGAGTTCCTTTTTTAGTAGATAATCCTGGTGAAGCTAAAAAATATTTTGGTTCTAATGCAAAGAACAATGTTGACTATGAAATTATTGCACCAGCAGAAGGTGGATCAATTAGATCTACAAAACTTGGTAGGTTTGAAGACATAGATGCAAAGATTAAACCTGTTGATGATATAGAGGCAGCAAGATTAGAAGAACTAGGAATTATAGATGAACTTACTAATCCTATTGCCGGTAAATATGCATTATCAGATTATGCACAAGCATTAAAAGAAGTAGACAATTTAAAGAAAAAAGATTTACCTGCAACATTATATCAAAACCTAGTGTTGTATCCTAAAGCTACATCACAGATGGCCAAAACAATTCTTGCACCATTTACTCACGCAAGAAACTTTATTAGTGCTGCAGCGTTTGCAGCTGCAAATGGTTTTGTACCGTTTGGTAATACTAAAGATGTTAAGAGAGCATTTGATGCATTGCAATTAAAAGGGTTTAGAAAAGATAACGAATTTTATCAAGAACTATTAGAGCTTGGTGTGGTTAACTCACAAGTACAAGTAAGACAAGTTATGGATCTAATGGAAGATGTTAAGTTTGGTGAAGTGTTAAACAAAGTAGGGGCAGACTACAATGGTTTTAATACTTTTATGAAAGGCCTAAAGAAAACACAAAAGTTTGCACAAGATGCATACACAGCTGAAGATGATTTCTGGAAAATATTTACATACCTTGGTGAACAATCAAGATTAGAACAAGCATTTAAATCAAAAGGTTTACAGTTTGGTGATGACATTGTTGAAGTTATAACAGATGCAAACGGCAATAAGTTTAATAGAAAGATTGGTGTATTTAATGAAGAGTATTTAAAAAAACAATCAGCTAAATTAGTTAAAAATAATATACCTAACTATGCTTTCGTATCAGAATTTATTAAAGGTTTAAGAAAATTACCCGTTGGAAACTTTGTAGCTTTCCCTGCAGAAATTATGAGAACAGGTACAAACATTGTATCAACAGCATTAGATGAAATATTTTTTACTGCAAGAATAAATGGTAAAGAAGTTAATCCATTAAGAGCTAGAGGTTTACAAAGATTAACAGGTATGACTGCTACAACAGCTGCATTACCATTAGGAACAGTTGCAATGATGCAAACTTTAAACGATGTAAGTGATGATGAATTAGAAGCTATGAGAAGATATGTACCTGAATGGTCTAAAAATTCTGTTCTTGTACCTTTTAAAGATGAAGATGGTAAATTATCTTACGTAGATTTTTCTCATTTAAATGCATATGATACTTTAACAAGACCATTACAAACCGTAGTTAATGCAGTTAACTCTGGTAGAGCAGACAAAGATGGTATTATGGATGATTTTATTTTAGGTTTGATTGAGTCTACAAAAGAACTTGGTCAACCATTTATATCAGAATCTATTTGGACAGAAGCTTTACAAGATGTTGCACCTATTCTTGGTAGAGGTGGTAGAGATGCAGCAGGCAGAGAAATATACAATCAAGATCCTGCAATTGATCCTATTGGTAGTAAGATTATGAAATCAGTTGCACACCTTGTTGAAGCACAAGCACCACTTAACTGGAGACAGCTTGGTAGATTAGGTTTAGCAATCAGACCTATAGATAGTTTAGGTAGGTTTGATGAACGTGGTAATGAATACGAATTAGGAAATGAATTACTTGGTATTGCAGGTATGCGTAGAGTTAATGTAGATCCAAGAAAATCTTTAAACTATAAAATTACAAATTACAAAGATGGTATAAGAAGTGCTAGAAACATATTTACAAGACAAACACTTAAAGGAGGTGTAGTTACACCTGAAGAAGTTGTTGATGCATATCTTGAAGCAAACAAAGCATTGTATGAAATTAATAGAAGAATGTATTTAGACGTAGATGCTGCTAAAGTTTTAGGTATGGATGAAGATCAAATAGAAACTAATTTTGATAATAGAGGTGAACGAAGAGCTTTTGGTTTTATAAATGAAGGATTGTTTAGACCATACTCTGTATCAAGAGATGTAGAAGAATTATTTGCAGAAAGAGCAGAACAAATAGGGGCACCAAATCCTTTTGAACAAGCAATAGATGTAATTGATAGAATAAGAGATGTATTAGAATCTACTTCTATATCTGCAGATGTATTTCCTAATATAATCAATCCTTTTAGTAACTTACCAGAACCAACTCTAGGACCAGCAACAACTGCAGGCCTACCGGCTATGCCAAATCCAGCACTTGTAAACAATGCACAGTTTGGTAATATCGATCCCGTAAGTAGATTAACATTAGCGGAAGAAACTTATTTAAGTCCACTAGAACAATCTTACAGAAAAAAACAAAGAACAATATAATGGCAATAGAACCTAAAAATACAAGAGAACACATCATATCGCTTTACGGTCATATGACTGGATTAAAAAAAGATATTTCACAGATTAAGAATAATCACTTGAAACATATCCACGAAGACGTCGAGAAATTGGGCGGTAAGATAGATAAAGTCTATTGGGTTCTTTTAGCTGCTGCGGGATCAGCGGCACTCTTTGCTTTGGAAAAACTAATTAACTAA